GGTGCAGATCCGGGCCGAGACTGATCCGGATTAAGGAGGGATACAATGGCAAACGCAAATGCCAGTATCCAGCAGCATGAGCCGCTTCGAGTTCCTGCCGGATGGGGTAAACAGGAACGGGCGATGGTCATGCAATTGGATGAAATCCTGGATGACATTTATCGCAGGTTCGGTCGGCTCCGGTTGCAGGATATGGGGAAGGCATTCCGGCAATCCTTTGCGGATCTGGAGGGAAATTATACTGAGCTTATCGCGGATGTCGGGCTGATTGAAACACGGGTAGGTGACGCTGAAGGGAATATCACTACTCTGCAGCAGACTGCGGAAGAACTGGTCATCTCTGTTGCGGGTAAGTATGACAAGGTTTCCGGGATAGATATTGTAGCCGCAGGAATTGAGATCAGCGGCTCTACCTATATCAAGATCAAGAGCGGCGGGAAGTTTCTGGTTGACAGCGGGAACTTCAGCATTGATGAAAACGGAAACGTAAGGATCAATGGAAGCGGCACTTTCAGCGGGGCGCTGAGCGCGGCAACGGGAACCTTTGCCGGATCTTTGAGCGCTGCTACTGGAACCTTTGCCGGAACACTGAGCGCGGCCTGTATTACCAGCGGTACGATGAGCGCAGACCGGATCAGCGGCGGGACGATAGACGCCACGAATGTAACCATTACTAATCTGAACGCCAGCAACATTACCAGCGGTACGATGAGCGCATCCAGGATTACTTCTGGTACGATGAGCGCAGACCGGATCAGCGGCGGGACGCTCACCCTTGGCGGGAGTAATAACGCCAACGGATCCCTGATAATTAAGAACGCGGCTGGTAATACGATTGGAACGTGGGATAAGGACGGGCTTTCCGTTACGGCTGGATCTTTCTACGAAACAGTTACAGGAAAGTACGATAAGATTAGCGGGATCGATATCACCTCTGCGGGGGTAAGCATAACCGGAAATAAACACATCAGGCTTAGTTCTGGCTCGGAGGGCATCATATATAATAACGGGGAGTTAATCATAGGGGAAAACTCGTTATTATCATACGGTGCAAAAATAAGAACCTGGGGATATAACGGAGTAGACTCGGACAGCGTCAAGCTGGAGCTTTCCGTGTACAATGGCCAGTATGGATTGGTGCTGGGCATGGTTCCGATCTGGGAACCCGGCCTTAACGATTATCTTAATACTATGTCGATATATCCGCTGAACAACGCCGGTGATTCCTATGTTGGGCATCCTAACGGTTCCTTTACACACGGGTATATAAATAACGTATATGCCAACCGGTTAGAGCCGAGAGCTATACCATCGCGGAACACCGGAATCGGATTCGAGGCTCCGTTTTACTTCATAGCAGGGACAAACATACACTACACATACCTTGTACAGGATTCTTCCAGAAAAAAGAAACACAATATACGAGATCTTGAATCGCTTGGCGGTATCATAGATCGGTTAAAACCTGTCCGGTATGTGTATAACAGCGATAAGACAGAGCGGGATCGTTTCGGTTTGATTTATGAGGATACGGTGGGTCTTCTGCCGGAGATTTGCATTGGTGCTGATGGCAATGAAGGAATTAACTATGTAGAGCTTGTTCCCGCGCTTCTTCGGGAGATCAAAGATCTGCGGGTAAGAGTTGCCAGACTTGAAGCAGCATAAGGAGGATAATCATGATCGAAGAAATCAAAAACAAAGATGAGGCAAAGGCGCTGATTGAATCTATGATTCGCGCCGTAGACGAGTTGCCAGTAAAAGGTCGTCCGCACTGCCTGCTGATCATTGGTCTGGAAAACGACCTCCGCAGAATCAGCGATTTCATTGATAAGGGGGCTGAAGACGAATGTACAACGTAATGCACCTTCCCGGGGTAATCGAGATCGGGGTAACCGGCGAGAATCAATTCCGGCGACTTGAATTTGATATGCGTCCCTGGCTGGAGGTACTGCCGGGCGGGGTTGGCAGCATCGTCCATATCCGTCCGGGAGAGACAGGGGATGACGCGTATGTAGCGGCCACCACGATGGAGGACGGGATCCTGACATGGGAACTGACGGCTGGAGATGTCGGAGAGGTAGAAGGCTATGGTCAGATGGAGGTCTGGCTGGAAGACCCAAATACTGCGCGGGGAAAGAGCGCCAAATGCCAAACCTATGTCCGGTCAAGTCTTGCGATTACTCATGAGATACCGGAAGCGCAGGAAGCATGGCTGGAGCAGATGACCGGGCTGAAGACGGAGACAGTGATCGCCGCTCAGTCAGCCGAGGATGCGAAGGAAGCAGCAGAAAGTGCTCAGACTGCCGCAGAGGCTGCGAGAGATGCTGCCCAGGCGGCTGCTGGAGATTTTCAGGGTTTATCTGCTACTGCTTCTGGGCTTGCTGCCGGAACCAGCCCTACTGTGAATGTAACGCATGATGAGGGTGGGCTGTTTAATCTTGCCTTTGGGATTCCGAAGGGAGATAAGGGAGACCAGGGTGATCCTCCTACGGACAGTCAGGTGCAGACTGCGGCGAACAACTACCTTTCCAAGGTGATTACAAATCCGGACAGCCCTCCGCTGGATCGGGCGCTTTCCTCTAATGCGGCAGCAGCCCCAGCGGATATGGTTGGTGATTTAAAGAGCGCTTTTGATTTTTTTGAAGATAGTTTGAATTTTACGCCCATACAAGTAAAAATAAACAAAAGTATTGACATTCATCCTGCCAATCCGACAATTAAACCGAGTTCTATCAAAACGGAAACTGGATGGTGCTGTGTGTGTGTGCCCTGTGCTGAAGGTGATGTTTTCCATGTAACAGGCAAGGGCGGTTATACCACTCGCCTTTGGGGCTTTGCCGATTCTGATGGCGCGTTGATTGACGGTTACGAATCTGAATCAGGTGCGGTTGGAAACTATACCATTGTTACTGCGCCCGCTGATGCCGCTTATTTTGCTTTCAACAGCAAGACGGACGTTACTTACGGCGTGTGTAAGGGCTATGACCTGAACAAAACGATACAAAGCGTTGATAATGAGCATGACGCAGCAGAAGAAAAATTGTCGGCAGAAAACAAGCAACTGAATACTGCGTTAGGTCTGTTTGGCGCAGTTGAATTCACCGTTGAAAGTGGTGAAACTCATTCTTCTACTAAAGACAAGGCATATTGCGATATAAAATCCGGTGAAACATTCTACGTGTCAATTTCCAAATCAGGCAGCACAAGCATCGCTTGTTCGTTATATGGTTGGAAGAACGATGGCACGAGCGAAATAATACAGAATTCTTATACAGTAAACGGGAATAGAACACAAATCACGGCGAGTTCCAATTATACAGCGATAAGTTGCTATATGAACCAAATTTCTGCCACGCAATCTTATACACTAACGGTAGAAAATGCAAATTCATTCTTAAAAAAAACGAATGAAGAAATAGCAGGATTTGATGCTAAAATCGAGACAAACACTGATAAAATCGACAATCTTGTGGATATTATTGGCGTATACGGTGAAACAACTTTCACAGTTAAATCGGGAAGTTCACATTCTTCCACCGCTGATAATATTATGGTTTCTATTTCCAGCGGCGATAAATTCTACGTAACGGTGGCAAAGTCCGAGAGTACGGCTGTTAGCGGCTCGATCTTCGCGCATAAATCGGACGGAAACGTCAATCTTGGAACGATTGCGATTGACGGCAAACGCCATGCTTTCACCGCGCCAGCAGATATAACGTGGGTCGGGCTGTACCTGAATCCATTGACGTACACACAGACCTACAATATGCGAGTGGAGAAAGAAGATAATATTTATATTGACATCGTAAACGCTGGTTCTGCCGTAGAGGATGAGATCAAGCGCGGGAATATATTCAAAAATTCCAGCAAGAATTTCATCTTCTTCACGGACATTCATGGGTCATTGAACAATATGTCTCAAATCGTTGCATACGCCAACAAGTACCACGCCAATATTGATTTCATCATAAACGGTGGCGATACTGTTTCTCAGTACCTTGATGATGGCATTGCGTGGTACGACACGGCGGTAAGCGGGTGCAATGTGGATGTGCTTACAGCGGTCGGCAATCACGATGTATGGGATGATGCATTGTATGACAAGCTTCCAGCAACAACTGTATACTCGAATTTCATCGCGCCAGTGGCTATGAACGTAAGCGATCTTGTACAGCCTGAGGACGCGGCAACGGACGGCAAGTGCTATTACTATAAAGATTACGGATCTGTCAGGGTCATAATACTCAACGCCATGAGCGGCGATGATTCTGTGACCTATTGGGATGCAAACGCAAAGACATGGTTGGAAGCAGTACTTGCAGACGCGAAAACGAACAGCAAGCACGTTCTGTGCGTTAATCACACGCCATTTACGGCAACAGACAGGGTGCTAAATACAGATTCCCAATGGACATCATTCAAACCGTACTTTGACGGTATGGTGCTTGAACCGGATGCAGTTTCGGCTGTTCAATCGTTTATAACTTCCGGTGGCATTTTTATCGGATGGCTCGTTGGTCATAGTCATACAGATGAAATAATGAAAAATAATAACGGGCAATTCATGTTCGCAAGTGCTACTGCACATTATGCAAATGATTATTTCCATTCGGACGGATATGGCAGTAATAATGTGGATGACGAGACATATAATTGTTTCAATCTTTGCGGTATAGACACAACGAACAAAATATTCAAGATGGTACGAATTGGCTGGAATATGGATAGTTCGATGAGAAAACGTAATTCTTTTTCGTATGATTATCAAAATAAGAAGATTTTATCAGATAGAGGTTGAAAGTAGTTAAACGATGGAATTCAACGAAATGGATAAGAATTTCAACTTTAGGTGAGCCGTTAAGCTGAACCCTGTTTGTATTCCGGAGTACGGCAGGACATGAGTGAAACAGATATGCAAGATGACGGTAAAGGCACTCGCCACCATTTATAGACCTTAGAATAAATTGAACGGAGGAAAAGTATGGACAATAATGTTATCACATGGGTTGCAAATAATATTTATTGCGTTGCCACTATAGTGCTGGTTGTTTTCGGCGGTTTAATCGTGCTTGCTATCGATTGCTGGCAGAAATGGCATTGAAATTATTTAAATTATTTAAAACGGACTTTAAAGGAAGTATAAAGAAAATGGATATTCAGACCAATATAGATATGTTGATGCAAGCAGATCTGAAAGATTGGCATCACTATGAAAATGAGCAGAAGCTACAAGAACTCCGCGAGCTATTAGAACAAATACAAACTCAAAACGGACTTTAAGTTAACTAACGAAAAACGGACTTAAGATAACGGATTCCTAATTAAAGAAAATGTCCAAAAATTAAAATAGGAGGGATCCAGACGAGGGATTTCAGGACGGTTATCCTGGTAACACTGGGAGCAGTTTCAGGAGCATTCCTGCTGGATCTCCTGATCCGTGTATCCCAGGTTGTGTTCAACTAAAAAGAACCCGGCTTTCACCGGGCATAATAGGAGGTAACGAAAATGGAAAACAAATTCTTTATGCATCGGATCAAGAGGACGAACGGCGCTTTTGACAAAGGAATTGAGGTGAAGGACACCTACGAAGCTGCCCTGCAGAGCTACCATGCCTACCTGGGCGCGTATGCTTACGGGCAGGACAAGGACACCGACTTTGTGAGCTGCATGATCACGGAGGCCGGGAGTATGGTCATCCTGAAGCACGAGCAGTGGGTCAAGGCTGAACCGGAACCTGAACCGGAAGCGTAACCAACTAAGGAATAAAAGCCCTTCAACAAAAAGAAGGGCTTTTATTTATAGTCTCTTTCCCCCGTAAGAACCATTAAAGGGGGTGATGCCCTTGGGCTACTAACACTGTCACCCTTTTTTTATCGACCTGCATCATAATGGAGGAAAAGAAAAATGAACGAGAACGGAAATCCGATGGTAATGCCTGTTGCGCCCTACTATGGTGGAAACGGTGACGGTATGTTCGGCGGGAGCGGTGCCTGGTGGATTATCATCCTGCTGGCTGTGCTGGGCTGGGGAAATGGCTTTGGCGGCGGCTTCGGTGGAAACGGTGGTGGCGGCTTCTTCAATGCCGATATGCAGCGCGGGTTTGACCAGCAGGCTGTTGTCACCGGAATCAACGGCATTCAGAGTGCCGTAAACGGTGTGCAGACTTCCCTGTGTAACGGCTTTGCGGGCGTGAACCAGAATGTTTCCAACGGCTTCGCCCAGGCTGAGATCGCGGCGAATGCCCGTCAGATGGCTGACATGAACCAGCAGTTTGCCCTCCAGAGCGCCCTCCAGCAGTGCTGCTGTGATAACCGGGCGGCTACGGCTGACCTGAAATACACGATGGCCACGGAAGCGGCTGCGACCCGTGCCAATTGCAATGAAAACAACCAGAAGATCCTCGATAAGCTGTGCCAGCTTGAGCTGGATGGCGTGAAGGGACAGCTCGCGCAGGCTCAGAGGGATAATGTCGCGCTGCAGAACCAGCTCAACATGGCCAACCTGGCGGCTTCTCAGACCGCGCAGAATGCTTTCATTCAGCAGGGATTCAGCGATGAGGTGGATGCCTTGTATAATCGGCTTTCCAATTGCCCCGTTCCCAGTACCCCCGTGTACGGACGCACCCCGATTTTCTCCTGCAATAACGGCTGCGGATGCAATGGCGGTTTTGCTGGCTGATTTCCGCTGCCGAGTCTTCATTTAGGCACATAATGTGCCTTTTTCTTATTTGATTTTGAAGAAGGAGATGATCGAAATGGCTGAGTTTACCTATAACGAGGTTCAGCTTATCCAGCCCAATGCCCCGGCACTGCTGAATGACGGTATCCGGTGCAACTGCGGTCTGGTGCTTCACCGTCCGGGCAGCGGCATCCTGACGCTCCGGGGGGCCGGGAACCGGTTTGCCCGGTATCGGGTGGCCTACGATGGCAACATCGCCGTACCGGAAGGCGGCGCGGCTGGAGAGATTCAGCTTGCCCTGGCTATCGATGGCGAAATCGTGCCGACCAGCATCGCGGCGGCAACGCCTACGGCTGTCGATGCCTACTGGAATGTGAGCGGTTTCGCCATCATCGATGTGCCTGCCTGCTGCTGTTACACCGTATCTGTGCGGAACGCATCGGTATCGGCTGATCCCGCTACCACCCCTGCACCCGCGCTTAACCTGCGGAACCTGAACGTAGAAGTTACCCGGATCGCATAAGGAGGAATTCACCATGTACGACAATATTAAGAAGGCTCTCTGCAAGGAGCTGGAACAGATGGACAAGGACATGGAGAACAACTCCAAGATGTCCGACAATGATCTTCGCCGGTATGACATGATCATGCATGCGCTGAAGAGCGGATCGACCTGGGAAGCGATGGAAGGCCAGAGCTACGGTATGAGCTATGACGGCGGGGCTTCTTACCGCCGGGGCCGTGACAGCATGGGACGCTATACCAGCCGCATGGAGCAGCCTGACCCGATGGGCGGGGAATACGGATATCCCTTTCCCATGAATTCCGGACGCTACGGCGGCCCGCGCTGGTAAGAAGATTTCCGGAGGGGGTGGGCGCTCTGCTCACCCCTTCTTTCTCGATATAAGGAGGGAGACTGATATGAAGTGGAACTGGAGCGAGTGGATCAAGGCGGCACTGATCCGGGCGGTGAAAACATTCGCGCAGACGATGGTGGGGTCTATTGCGGTAGGAGCGGCATTCCAGGAAGTGGACTGGCTCCGTGCACTCTCTGTGAGTGGGGTGGCCTTTGCCCTCAGTCTGCTGACGAGCCTCGCGGGACTCCCGGAGGTAGAGCAGAGAGGTGATGAGTGATGGCAACTACGGTTGCACGGAACAAGCGGCAGGTTGACGCGATGGATCCCCGAGAGCGGCTGTGGGACAGTCTCAACTACTCCTACGGAAAGAAAAGGGAGAACTCGGACGAGCAGTTCCGGAAGGCTTACTCTCAGGCTGACCGGCAGATGCTGAGTCGGGGAATGCAGCGGAGCGCCTACGGGGCGCAGACGCTGGCTAACCTGGACAAGCAGCGGGTGGATGCCCAGAACGATATCTACGATAACCAGATCGCGGACTATGAGAACCGGCTGTACCAGATTGAGCAGGACGAGAAGGCGCAGGATCAGTGGGAACGGCAGTTTGCCGAGGGGCAGCGGCAGTTCAACGAGAACCTGGGCTACCAGCGGGAACGGGCCGCGGCGCAGGACTCCCAGTGGCAGACTTCGTTCAACTATCAGCAGGATAGGGATAAGAACGCTGATAACCAGTGGAAGCTGTCCTTTGACGCACAGCAGGCCCAGCAGGCCGAGCAGAACCGGCAGTGGCAGGCGGGCTTCGATGCCCAGCAGGCACAGCAGACCGAGCAGAACCGACAGTGGCAGGCGGGCTTCGATGCCCAGCAGGCGCAGAACGCGGAAGCCAACCGGCAGTGGCAGGCAAGCTATGATGCCGGCAGGGCCGACACGGCCTGGAATCAGGCATTCCAGCAGCGGCAGTACGAAGCGCAGCAGGCGCAGAACGCGGAAGCGAACCGGCAGTGGCAGGAGAGCTTCAACGCCAGCAGGGCTGATACCGCGTGGAATCAGGCCTACCAGCAGAGCCAGGCTGACACCGCGAGGAGCCAGTGGGAGAAGACCTTCGGATACCAGCAGACGCGGGATGCGGTATCGGACGCGCAGTGGCAGAAGGCGTTTGACCAGACGAACGCGCAGAACGACAGGCAGCTTGCGTATAACTATGTGACCAGCATCCTGGCGAACGGCAACGATCCTACGGACGCGCTGCTGGCGCAGGCCGGACTGAGCAGGGCTGACGCGAATGCCATGAAGGCGGTCATCGAGGCTGCCGGAGGAAGCAGCTCCGGCGGTGGCGGCGGCAGTGGCGGTACCGGAAATGGAAATACCGATAAAGGCACCACGCCCCCTCCGGCATCTGATAAGGACATGGATGCCGTGCTGGGAGATAACAAGGGCAGTTTTGCTAAGGTTGCAGCCGCAGCCGCCGCAGCCGCCGCGGATGCCGGGAAGGAAAGACAGGCCGCGGTTAAGCAGGCTCTTGGTATTAAGGACTTTGGCAAGGGCGCTGCCGCAGCCACCGCGGATGTCCGGAAGGAAGGGCAGGCCGCGGTTAAGCAAGCCCTTAATATTAAGGACTTTGGCAAGGGCGCTGCCGCAGCCGCGGCAAAAACAGCCGCAACCGCGACAAACGTATCCGACATCCTGAAGAAGGCCATGTCGAACAATGTTTTGAACAAGAAAAAGTGATCATGGAGGGAACGCAATGGCACTGGAGGATCAGAAGAAAAATCAGAACGTTTTTCAGAGCGCTCTGAATTATGCCAAGCAGCAGGCGGTGCAGCGCGTGGGAGTCCAGAGTACGGAACACGCGAAGCCCGTGAAGCCTGTGAAGCCCGTGCAGAGCAACAGCATTCAGCAGACTGTGCAGAATGCGATGGGGTATGCCAAGCGGCAGGCGCTGAATGCGGTGCAGCCTACGACCAGCGCTGCACCGAGCTATACCCCAAAGATGATTGATCCTGTCGTAAAGCAGACCACCCGGGGGACGCTGGCTTCCATCCAGCAGATGAACCAGACCAACCCGACCGGGGCCAGGTCTGCGATGGACATGCTGAAGCAGCTCCAGAGCGATCCCTCCTCCCGGTATTTCAACCCCTATAAGAAGGCCACCAACCGGGCGGTGGACGCGCTGGCCGAGCTGGGCTTCGATGTCAGCAATATCGATGATAACTGGTTCGACCAGAACGCCTGGCTGAAGCAGTATTATGTGCCGACAGCAAACACGAATAGCCTGTCCACCACGATGACCGGGAAAAAGTCCACCCCGGAACAGCAGGCGGCCTACTACTACAACCAGCTTGACCGGACGAGGGCAGACACCCAGGCGGCGAAGAGCGAGCGGGAGAAGCTGAACAAGTATGTATCCTACTGGGCGGCCCAGAAAGACCGGAACTATTCGGATGACGAGATTCTGGGCATGATCGGCTGGAAGGACGGAAGCCCGACCGAGAAATTCAAGAAGGACTACCCGACCCTGTATAAGATGGAGATGACCCGCAGGCAGGGTACCCCGATGGAGCTGAACAGCGCCGTGGATTTCAGCCTGGACGGGCTGTACGGCACCATGTGGGCCGCCCGGAATGGCGGGAGCACCGGGAATCCCTATCAGGACATGATCAACAGCGTGACGGAGAACAACTATACCGACAACGCGGAGATCAGGGCGAAGCTGGATCCGAACAGCGATCAGTTTTCCATCTATTCCGTGGGCAGTACGATGACCAAGGAGCGGGAGCACTTTGGCCGGTCTTCCTTTGACCAGAAGTGGCTGGACGATAACAAGCATCTGCTGACGGATGGCACGGAGGACGATCAGAAATACTATAAGTCCGTTTATGCCGCAGAGCAGGATACCGTTTCCGCAGAAAATGCCGTTACCAGTCTGAAGGCCCGTATTGATTCCATGCTGGCATCCGGAGCCTACAGCGAAGAGATGATCCTCAAGCGGTTGGATACCCTGCTGGATAAGGACGAATATAAGATTCTGAACAAGATGGATGACAGCCTGGATAAGGGCTTCGACATCATCAATACCACCCGGAAGGTGGATTACCGGAAGCAGGATATGGTTGCTTACATCCATAACGCCTGCACCGAAAACGGGAAGAAGCAGAGCGCCGTTGATATGGCCGGGGAGATCTACGGAGCGCAGCCGGAAAGCTCTTCCGCGGCAGTCAGTACGGCTTCTGTCGGCACCGCAGCTCAGACCCCCGGGGCGGCTTCCCCCTCTCCGGTGGATACCGCCGCATCCGTTGCCGCTGCGACTCCGGTTCCCGGCGGTTCCCCGACTCCCGCAGTTACCCCGGCCCCTGTGGGCACCGCGTCCTCTCCGGTAGATACAGCGGCTCCGGCCAGCACTGGCGTACAGACCCGGCGGGGGGTTCAGGATATCATGGCAGACGCTGCGGCGCTTGCCGGGATCACGGTACCCGCGCAGCAGGACATCAACCCGGAAGCTATCGAAAAACTCCGGGCGGCCTATGACCAGAAAAACGGGGCCGGTTCCTTTGACGCAGACCTGACGGCGGCTATGAGCAGGAACGCTACCCGGCAGCCATCCCTGACGCAGGGGCCGAGTGCTCCGCAGGTTATCCCCGGTGCACGGGGAACTGCGGCCCAGAGCACTGCGCCCACGTTGTCGGATAAATCCAGAAGCATTGCAGGGAAGATCCCGGAAGGGGTGACCCTGCTGTCCCAGGCAGAGCTTGATGAGATGAAGCTGAAGGATCACAATGCGGCAGAGGCCTCCGTTGCGCTTTCCGGAAAGACCACCGGAACCGAGGCTGCCTATCTGACCTACAGCAGCCAGGGATCCAAGCCGGTGCAGGATTATCTGAACGGCGCATCCACAGAGGATCTCGCCGGGGCGAATATCCTGAGTCTGTGCCAGAATTACAGCGGTGAAATGATTCCGCTGATTATTTCCAACACCGCGACAGAGAAGGCGAAGGCCAACCTGCAGGATGCTCAGACCCGGCTTCCCGTGGTGCGGGAAACTATTGATGGCATCCGGCGCAACGCTATCTACAGCACCCTTAACCAGTACCGGGGAACGGACGCAGTGGCGGAGCTTGTGTGGGATGCGAATACCCTGATGCTGGATGAGGACGCGTCAGACTGGGAAAAAGAAGATGCGCTGATGGAACTGTACTATCAGGTTTCCGGCGGCCACGACTACTACCCGGAACTTGATACCGCAGACAAGGCGCAGATGGCGCAGGAATGGCTGTACTATCTGAACGGCGGCGGGGAGACCATAGAAGCCGCGGCTCCAACCCAGGAGGAGATCAGCAGCCTGACGGAACTCAGGAAGCTGGATTCCAGATATCAGCAGATAATCTCCGACAGCGAGCAGACCATAGCCGATAATGCTGAAAGTGAGAAGAAATACAACGAGCAACGGCTGTGGATGGACTCCACGATTGAAGCCTATGAAGAAGCCGGGATAGACGCTACAGATCTGAAGGCGGCTAAAGTGGTAGCCGACTATGTTGGCAGCGCTAACGAATACCAGAGTATGAACTGGGGTACGGAAAGCTACTATCAGGGCGTGGCTGACCGGCACAAGGCTTTCCCCACCATGAGTCCCGATGCCGAGGCAGAGCATAAGAATAACCAGGAAGCTCTGATCAATATCAGATGGGTGCTGGACTATATCCAGAAGAACGGGATTAAGCTTCCGGACAGCGCACAGGCCAAGCTTAATGCCCAGCTCCAGGATCTGGAACTCGGCGAAAAGGACTACCAGTATTACATGAAGCAGTTTGAACCCGGATTCGCGGACAAGGCAGAGCAGGGCCGCAAAGCCGAAAAGGAAGTGTACAACTTCTGGACGGACGGCGCTGCGTTTGGCGCACTCCGGGATGACAAGGCCAAAAAAAGCTGGAATATCGCGGGAGGGCTGGATCAGGCTTACTACAGTCAATTTATGGATCCCGTGCAGAAGGATACCTTCTATAACATGTATAAGGAAGGCGGGCGGGAAGCCGCCTGGGAATACTATAAATTCCTTGCCTATGACACCCGGATTCTCCAGAATAAGGATGTCAAGAATGTGGAAGCGCAGGCGGCCAACGAGACCGGCTCCGGGGTCTTGTCCGGCATATGGGCAAACATGAAGGCCATCGGGGGCGCTTCACTGGAAGGAATCGCAGGGCTGGCATACACGCTGGAATCCGCACTTGGCGCAGCGGTGGATCCCAACTACCAGATCAATCCTACGGACAGAAGACTGAACACCGCGAAGTACGCAGCGAAAGTTTACGAATCCACGCTGAACGCGATCCACAACGAGTTTGCCGAAAGTGCCCCCATCCTTGATGGGGTTCTGTCCACCGTGTATGAGGGCGTTTACAACAACAGCCGAAGCCTGGTGAACTCACTCACCTTTGGCAGGCTGACCAGGGCGATCAGCAACCCGGTTATCCAGGGAATCCTGGGCGCAACGAATATGGGCTTCGGCGCAATGGCTACGACCATCGCTGATGCAACGGAAAAAGGAGCAACCTCCGGGCAGGCTTTGGCGCTGGGCGGTATTACCTTCCTTGCAGAAACGTTTTCTGAAGGGCTTACCGCCAGCAACATTCACAGCATGGTGACCGGCATCCGTGCGGGCAGCCCCGCCAGCGTGAAGGCCGCCATTGTGGACTGGCTGAAACAGGAAGGGTTTGAAGAAGCCGCCGGTGAAGTGGCCAACAGTCTTATTGAAAACTGGGCAGACGCATCAATCATGGGTGATGCTTCCGAACACGCCGCCCGGGTGAATGCCTGGTATGAAAAGCTGAAGGAAGAGAACCCCGGCCTTGATGACGAGCTGATCCGGCAGAGAGCAGAGGACGAAGCCGAGAAGGACGAGCTGACTGGCTACCTCCACACCGCGCTGGTGTCCTTCCTGAGTCCCGGACTCAACGTGGTGACCGGTCTGGTGAAGAGCAGCGCGGAACGCGTCATGGACTACCGCAGGGTAAGTAATGCCTTTCAGGAAGCCGGTATTGATATCGGAATCAAAGAAGTACGGGAGATGTACAAAGCCCGGGATGAACAGCTGAATAACCCGAAGACCGCGGCTAAGAAAGCCCTGACCGCACCCGCAGCAGGTGATATCCGGCTTGCCAACCCGGCAACCAATCCCGTGAATCCGGCGGTCAGTCAGGATGACACCTTTGCGCGGGATGCAAGCATACTGAATTCTGTGGCCGGGAAATCATCCCCGGTTGGCACGGCGGCTTTATCCTCTATCCTCTATGATGGAAAAGAACGGAGATCTACTGCCGCGGCGAAAGCGGCTGCCGTAAATCTGAACCGGACGCTTGGGAGCGCAGAGAACGCGATTAACACGGTAAAAACCCTTCTGGCCGGTGCGAAAACTTCCGGCGTAAGCAGCGGCTCCATAAAGACCGCTATCCAGATCGCCGCCCTCGCTCCTCACAGTAAAACGGCCCTGTTTCTGAACAGCGAAGCCTTCCAGACCGCGACACCCGCGCAGAAGGCGCAGGTTCTGGCCAACCTTGGGCGGCAGGACGCGTCCAGCGGCGCGGTGCTGGCTGAAATGAACGGCTCCGTGCAGGAAGGGATCAAGGCCGACTTTGTGGCCGCTATCCTGGCTGAAGGCGCGGGGAAGGCCGCCGTGGAAGCCCAGGCCAAGATTGATGCCGCCAGGAAGCAGACGAAACGGGCAGAGAAAACGCTGGAAGAAAAACAGGCTGATCTGAAGAAAGCCACAGACGCGGTGAAGGCCGCGGAGGAAGAAGTACAGAGAGACCCGAAGGCCGGTGCGCCGCTGATGAGCGATGCTCTGCACAAGGTGGCAACCGCTGATGCCGTTGAGAAACAGCAGGCGCAAAGCCTGGAAGCCCAGCGGGAGAACGAGGAGAAAGTAAAGGAAACCGAAGGGCAGAAGATCGATGATACCATGACCGCTGTCCGCGACCAGGCAGACCAGAACTTCGACCAGATGGAAGAGGAAGATCGAAAGCTGGAAGAGGAACGGCAACTGCTGGAGAAACAGCGGCAGATAGAGCAGAAGGCGCTGCAGGACGCGGAGGATGCCGAGTCAGGGAAGACCAGCGAGGATCAGGACACCGAAGCCATTGACAGTTTCCTGGACTCCTACGGCTATGAAGGCGAAGAGCGCGAGACCGAGAAGCAGAAGATGCTGGCACTCCGGGAGCAGGTGAAGTACAACAAGTTTGTAAACAGCAACGTAAATACTCCGGAAGGCTTTATGGCTGTCAGCTCTTTTTCCAGAAAGCTTGGGCTGCAGATTAAGCTGGAAGACCTTGGCGATCCAACGGTGATTCGCGGAAAGTATGAGAACGGCGTTGTGTATCTGAACCGGAACCGAATGCGGAACGGGGATTACACGGTAGGGCAGGCGATGGTGGAAGCCGCCTTGCATGAGATTACACACAGCATGGAATCCACAAAGAGCTATGAAGCGTACCGGGGGGCTGTTCTGGGGAGCCTTTTCAATGCTGAAAGCGCGGGAACCACAGAAAGTCTTTACGCAGAAAACGCCGCATACCGGGCGGCCATTGACCAGAAGATTGCTGACTACAAGAAAGTAGGAAAGGAATTGTCTGTCCCGGATGCAGAGAAGGAAATCGTTGCCGACTTTGCCCGTACCCACCTGAACGACCGTGACACGGTATCCAGGCTGATTGACCGCGGGCTGGGCTGGAAGATGCGGGCTACTCTTCATAATATCAACGAAGCGATTGGCAACTTCTACGGTCAGCTGAAAGGCGAAGACCGGGCACAGGCTGAGTATCTTCGGAGGGCAGAACGCACCTTCCAGAAAATGATGAATGAAGTTGCGAAGCAGGAGATCCATCCGGAAGGAAGCCAGTTCAGCATTGCCCAGATTGCACAGTCCACCGGAATGGTGTTCAACGAAGACACACTGGAGCTTTATGACTCTAACGGGCATGTCGTAGACGGTGTAAACTACAGAATCACACCCGATATGATCCAGCAAACCCCCGTTGGAATGCTGATCCTGAACGGCCTGAGTGATCAGTCTCCCGGACTGGACGAAAACGGAAACGAAAAGCCCTCACCGCAGGCGGCTGCGATGGAAATGATGGCCGGGCTGATGAACATGGTTGCAAGGTACAAGGACAGCGATCTGGTGTGGGAGATCGGAGCGAGTACGCTTTCCTCGACCTTCAGCGCACTGAAGAGCAACAGCGATCCTCAGTATGCCACCACCGTGGACTTCGGTACTGTCTGTGCGAAAACGCAGGCTATTATCGATGTTCTGAGCCAGGTTATGCTGGAAAGGGTGAGGGAAGGCAAATCCGGCGGTCTGACCCGGGAAGATATCATGAAGGTATACGATGCCACCCACAATGCCGGACTCAGCGTGCCCTGTCCGGTGTGCTATGTATTCAGCCGCTGGATGGGGGTGCCTTCTCTGCTGGGGCAGATGAGCCAGTACCAGCACGACTATGTGGTAACCAAGGAAAACGGATCGGTTGACCGGGAAGAAACCCAGAAGAAGGTAGACGCATATCTCCAGAATGCTGAAAAGTACGGCGATGCCAAGGCCATCAATAAACGGAAAACCAAGCTGCAGGGCGATCTGGTCAAACTGGAAGAGCAGGAATCCGCAGCATCCCCTGAAGATGCGAAAGCCCTTCGGGAAAAGATGGCAGCTGTTAAGGCACAATTGGACGAGGTGGATGCCTATAACTGGATTACGCAGGCCCTGTGCAAACGGGACAAGAACACCGGGAAGTATACGGTTGATCCGAAGTTCCAGGTGACCCCGGACGAAATCCTTTTTGACCTGAACCGTACCGGAGATTTTGCCAAATATGAGAAAAACTGGAGGTACAGGAATACCCGCGGCGCAGGAATGGGTAAGGCGATCATGCCGTATGGCGGCGAAACCATCGGAGATATTCTGTATGGCGTGAAAGCCAAAGGTCGGCAGGATGTTCTGAAGAACCCGTGGCTGAATATGGATCCCAAAGCGGCAGCCCGACAGCTTGCCCAGGCGAGAACCCGGGCAAGGAAGCAGAACCTGGTTGGCGGGCAGCGGCTGCAGAGCACATCCGACTTCCGGCCTGAGTGGGGACTGGACTATCTGATGTCCTTCCTTGAACTGCAAGCCGCCGGAAGCAAGGTACAGATGTACACCAAGGTTCCGGAAGCCGTTGATTTCTTCGCCAGCGTGGGCGCGGATGTGAACCTGTCCATCATGGGTAAAGGCCAGGGCTGGCACGTTGATGAGAACGGGAACCAGGTGCTTGACTTCTCCAGCATTACCGGCATGGACTATGAAACCGCAAAGGCGCTGAAGAATAAATATGACAATGTCCAGATGATTCTGGTAGGCATGAATGATACCCATATCCGGCTGGCAATGGCGAATGAAGACATTGACTTCATTATCCCGTGGCACAGCTCCGGAAACAGCCAGGATACGCTGAAAACCCTTATCGGAACTCTTGGTGAAAAACTGCTTACCGGTGTGGACTACACGACCACCCAGACCGACATGGTGAAGGGAACCGTCAAGAAGTATACTGATGAGAACGGGAATAAGGTTGAATATACGGTTCCCGGGAAACAAACCGCAGAAGAGAAAGCTCTGTGGGACGCGAGAGTGAAACTGCTGACCAAGGGCGGGGACGCTCTTACGCAGGCTGAACGGAGTACCCTTCTCTCCAACCCGTATACGGCAGATCTGTACAAGCGGTTTACGGAAAAAGGCGTGGATCCCGACTGCTACGGTGTAAGACTGAATAAATCACAGGCAGAACAGATTTTCCCATATGAATACTGGGATACTGCAAGCACGAAGGACAACGCAGACATAAACGGAAAACGCTTTGTAGAATACTGTGAAGCGATGGGCATCGTGCCCAGATTCAGCCAGTTTAAGGATGATCCCGGATACTGGAAACTGCTGATTGACCGACCTATGTACAACAACGATGGAAGCTACCACCAGCAGCAGACGATTGATGTAACCGGGGCCAGAATCGGATCGCTGGATGAAAACGGCAAGCTTACCGGCAGTGATCTTCCCAAGAATGTCAAGACCGCAAAATACGCCACAAACGATCCCCGGTCTGAGCATTATAAAGACTATACCGAGAAGGAACGACAGGCGAAGGAAACCGCTCTGGCACTTCTTGACAAGCAGTACGATGCTGGTACCCCCGCGCAACTTAGCGCGTTTGGCGATCAGACAGAAGCAGACAGGGCTATGCTGCAGGAAGCCGCCCAGGACTACCAGAGCGCCGTGGAGCGCGGAGATATGAAAGCTGCCGCAGAGGATGTGGAAAGCTATGCCGCCAGCAGGGGATATACGGAAAAAGTTTTTCATGGAACACCAAACTTTGGATTCACCACCTTTGATATGGAAAATAGCCAAGGTGAAATATTCGTAGCCTATGATGACACTCTTGCAGCCACATATACGAGAACAAGCGCTACAGTGAGAAACATCAGTGACACAGGAAAATCCATCAGTGATATGTCAACTGAAGACCTTTGGCTGTATGCGGATGAGAACCTGAAGACCATTACCGATGAGAACGGTGACAAATGGAGAGTAAAGGTTTTCCCGAATAGTGATGGCACATTCAAGCTCCGCATGAAAGAACTTGGCTTCGGGAGCGGCATCCCAACCGAGCGCACGATCACCCGTGAAGAACTTGAGCAGTATCTGAGTGGGAGATACGAAAAGACATCAAAAGAGGGAATCTATCAGTTATACACCCGCCCAGGAAACCAGCTTGTCGTTGACGCAGAGGACAACGCATGGAACAACATTCCCTTCAACGGCGGCACTGCAACCACAAGAGAAATTGCAGAATGGGCAAAAGATAATGGGTACGACAGTGTACGAATCAGCAACGTGTTCGATAACGGCGGCAGGTCTTACAGACGAGCGGATGGCATGGATGGCTATGGCGATATCGGTATCTTCTTCAATCCTGAAGATGTCAAATCCGCTGACCCCGTTACCTATGATGACCAGGGCAACGTGATCCCGCTGGAAAAGCGGTTTAACGATCAAACCGGAGATATCCGGTATTCATCTGGCGGAGATCAGACCGAGGCCGATCTAGCACTGGAAACTAACTTCGATACCATGTTTGACGATCTAACCACGGAAGAGTTGAACGAACTTTTTGACTTCGGAGAAGAAACCTCCGAGGAAGAAGCTCGACAGAAGCTGACCGTTGCTGTGCAGGATCTGAAGGACGAGTTCGACCCCACGATCTACAATGGAAGACTCTATGTGAAACCGGAAACCCTGGACTACTGGCTGAGTGGGCAGGGCTTCGCCTCGACCAGCCCGGGATACGCCCAGGCTTATATTACTATGATGGATCCTGCTGACTTCCTGAGGATGACCACCGCGACAGAAGCAGGGCAGCAGGCTGTTCTCGATTCCTCCCACAGGCTAAACGATGAGGAGCTTGGTGAAAATGCCACGCGGCAGCCGATCCAGCTCCTGATCGATGAAAGCGCCGGGAAGGTCACTGGACACGAAGGGAGGCATCGCGCTGTTGCTCTAGCGAGGGCAGGCGTAACGCAAATGCCGGTGCTACTGTTTGACTCTGCTACAAAGTACAGTAAAACTGCTAAAGACAGCCTGACGCTTGAAGGACAAAACCCCTATTTCCAGGATGGTGTGGAAAACGGAAACACTCTCACATTTACTGATGTGATTCCTCTAAGTAGCGGAAACGCTGACACTATCCGAGAACAGTTCACCGCAAGCGAGGCTGACCGTCAGGTGGCTGGGCAGAACGGGCAGAGGATTGTGCAGTATTCCTCCGGCGGCGATCAGACCGAGGCCGATATGGCGCTGTCTACAGATGCTGACCGGATGAACAACCTGATCAATATGGGCGTTCTGACGCAGCAGGAGGCGGACGAATATAACGCTCTGTCTAACCCGGACGGTGGACGCGCACAGCGGCAATTCGGGAGCCAGACCGCACAGGAAAGCGATGCACTGCATGATGAGGTGAAGGAATACCTTCGGAACCACAGCGGGTATAACCCGGACAGCAATCAGGAACAGATTAACCGGGCGATTAGCTGGGTGCGCGAAAGAGCAAACGAGAACGACCCGGACGGATACCGGGCGGCAGTAGATGCTGTGACTTCTGACGACTTCGACTTCCGGAGTGCTGACGGACAGGCTCAGATGCTGACCGTGATGAGCATGGCGGCCATGAAGAACGATATTGACTCCGAAATGCGGCTGGCAGATGCCTTTAACCGTCAGGGAACTGATCTCGGACGGGCGCTGCAGGCCAGAAAAATCTTCCGGCTGATGACACCCATCGGACGGAAGGCGTACCTCCAGAAGCAGGTGGACAGCCTGAACGCGGACATTGGTAAAAAGACCGGGAAGACCGGAACTATCAGTATTGATCCGTGGCTGCTGGAAGCCGCAGGAGCCGCGGAGAATGAGGAGGACTTCAGAAGAGTCCGGGAAGCCGTTGCCAAACAGGTTGGTGAGCAGATCCCCGCAAACTGGAAGGATAAGCTGCGGAGCTGGCGTATGCTGGCGATGCTGGGCAACCCCCGGACGCATATCCGGAATATTATCGGCAACGCCATGTTCATCCCCGCGGTGAGCATCAAGAACAAGTTGGGCGCTGTTATGGAGCTTGGCCTGGAAAAGGGAAACCGGACAAAAGCACTTACACCGGTACTGCCGAAAGACATCCGCGATTTTGCCAGACAGGATGCCGAAGCGAGGAAGGCCGACCTGACCGGAGAAGCCAAGTATAACGAGGAAGACCTGATTCAGCAGAACCGGAGACAATTCCGGGGATTGCTCCAGGTGTTGAGTGATTTCAACAGTAACGCGCTGGAGGGCGAAGACTGGTTCTTCCTGAAGGGACATTACCGCAGAGCGCTTGGCGGCTGGATCCAGGCAAACGGATATACCGTGGAACAACTGCAGAATGATCCGGCGCTGCTGGAGAAAGGCAGAGCCTATGCCATTCAAGAGGCTCAGAAGGCCACCTACCGCGACTTCAACGGACTGGCCAAGAAGCTGAACGACCTAACCCGCAACCCGGAAACCACCGGGCAGAAGGTGCTCGCGTTTGGCGTGGAAGCCGTGCTTCCCTTTAAAAAGACACCGGCTAACATTTTGAAGCGCGGTATCGAATACAGCCCTGTCGGCATTGCACGATCCATCGTTGATGCAGCCACCGGCCTGAGACAGTATAACCGGTATATGCGTGGAGAGCTGGATACCATGCCTGAAAACGCAAAGACTCCGAATGAAGTAATCGATGAATTCTGCGCGGGCCTGACCGGCACCGCCATTATGACAATGGGTGCCATGCTCGGCAGCCTGGGCGCGGTAAGCTGCGGGTTCGATGATGACGATGATGAGTTTGAGAGACTCAAAGGTGGGCAGGAATACGCAATCAACCCCGGAAAAGCCGGAAACGCCATCCTCGGTATGTTTGGTATACCGAAACTGTTTGGAGAAGATGTTACCTTCACCCTGGACTGGGCGGCCCCGATGTGCATGCCGTTCTTCGTAGGAGCGGCTGTACAGGAGCAGGCCGTCAATCAGGAAGGTTTCAGTATTGACGAGCTGATAAACGCTTTCGGAAACATCACGGAGCCTGTGTTTAACCTGTCCATGCTGGACGGCGTAAACAGCCTGCTGGATATGTTCGTGGCCGGGGATGATCCCAACACCACCCTGACTCAGCTTGGAGCCAAGGTTGCTTCCAATTACGTTACCAGTTATTATCCTTCCGTCTTCGGTGCCGCCGCCAGAACTTTCTTTGATGACACCAGGAGAAAGGCTTTTGTCGAAAGCGGCAAGGGCTCCGGCATCCTTGGCACCTTCCGGTATGCACTCGAACAGACGCAGAACAAGATTCCGGTCTGGAGCCGGGACAACATCCCCTACCGGGATGTGTGGGGCAACCCGGAAAAAAGCGGGCTGCTTGAACGGATTCTGGAAAACTTCGTGCTACCGGGTTATATTAACCAGTACAAGGATGATCCTATTGTCAATGAGCTGGCCCAGGTTGGCCGAGTACCGAAGGAACCGCCGAAGACATTCACCGCGAATAACACAAAGTACGTTCTGACTGACAAACAGTGGGATACCTACAAAACCACAAGAGGACAGACAGCGTATAACCTGCTTGGCGAGCTGATGAACACCCCTGAGTATCAGTCTGCCAGCCTGGAAGAGCGTGGCACCCTGATTGACGGAATTTGGGATTATGCCAATAAGGTTGGCAAGGAAACTGTTTTCCCCGAACTGCGGAGTGAAGAAGCTGAACCGGACACCAACCCGGTGCAGTCGATCCTCGACAAGCGGAAAAAGAAAAACACAGATAAACAGGTACAGGCTAACAAGAAGAACATGATTACCGCATTGAACAGCAACGATCTTGAGGGGTTTAACGCGATGGTTCAAGCCCTCCGGGATGACGGAGTCAGCGATAAGGCCATTAAGGATAAGATCGGTGATACCTACCGTGATCAGTACAAAGACGCTTACCGGAGCGGTGATTATTCCAGGATGGACGAGATCGAAAGCCTGCTGATCAGCACCGGATTTGAATTCAACACAGAGAGCTGGGAAAAAGCGGTAGACAGGGAAAAAACCGTCGAATCATCTTACGACACTACCGGTCAATATGGCCGGGGAAACATCGACCTGAACAACCGGATAGTGGTCAGGAATGATGATGGTTCCATCAGCACAGAGCAGAGCCTCAGCTTTTACGATGAGGATGTCGGCAAGGAAGTGTTGATCCCAACTGTAATCAACGGCAAAATCGTGAGCGAAGATGAAGCGATTGATCATTACTACGAGACCGGAGAGTATCTGGGAATGTTCGACACGCCGAAAGAGGCGGATGAGTACGCCGAGATGCTACACAAACGGCAGGACTGGTACTACAATCGATAACCAATTAACTACTCACTAACTACTCACCAGAGGACGGGAAGCCTTGAAAAATAAGGCTTCCTGTTCCCCTGCTAAGGGAGTAGTGCGGGTGACCGCAGCCCGGGTTCAAATCCCGGCTTCTCCGCTCAAACCTCGGAAGATCAACGCTTCCGGGGTTTTTCATTGCTTCAGATTAACACATATTAACACAAATAATATACTGATTAACCACTCACCGAGCTACTCACCAGTCCTACTCACCGGATTTTTTGATCACCAAAAATGGAGCACTCCCCACGCGGGGAGCGCTTTTCGATTTTTGGGTACACCCTCAGATTTTATTGAGAGCTTTCCGGGCATCTGTATCATCAGGTTTAACGTATTTGTCCATAACTTTGGTGGACTTCCAGCGCATGACACGCTGCACGATCTGCGGTGCTACCTCCCGGTGTACCGCCAGGGTGGTGGCTGTGGTTGTGCGGCAGGAATACGGAGTCAGGTGACGGGTGATCCCGGCATCAGCGAGGGCTTTATAGTACATATCGTAAAAATGCTCCTCGCTCATCGGGAAAAACCGCCCTTCCGGACAACGGGCTACCATGTCCTCCAGGATCGGGACGATATCATCAGGAATCAAAACAGACTTCTCATGCCGCTCATCGGTTTTCAGGCCCACCCCAATAATTTCCTGTTTCTCAAAATCAATCATGCTGGCTTCCAGCTTCCGCATTTCTCCGGTCATCAGCCCGGTGTAGATCATGACCAGCGGCACCCCTGCAGCAATGTTTCCATCCTCATAGGACAGCCACAGGGCGATCTGCTCCTCCTCCGTGAACGGTTCCCGCTTTTCTTCCTGCAAGGACGGCAGTTCCAGCAGCTCCGGCAGATTCAGGTTCACCGGGACACCGTCAGCTCCCGCTCTGCGGAGAATGTGGCGAACCAGACCGCGCAGATCCTTGGCTGGGTAGAACGTTTTGCAGGATGTGTTAATGATCGCCTGAATGCCAGCTACGGTAAGCTCGTTTACAGGAGTCTGGTGGTACCGCTCCAGCCGGTTATAAGCTATCCGGTAAGCCCTGCGTTTATCGTCAGATATTTTTGCTCCACGGCCATCGCTGAAGACCTTATAGTAGTAGGAAACGGTGGGAACTGGTTTCTCGTCTGTCTTCTTCCGCAGCTCTTCCAGACCCAGGATCGCTTCCTTCTTGGTGGGGTATGTCTGCCGTTTATAGATCGGTGTGCCGCTGTCCCGGAAACCAACCACCACCTGTGCCATCCATCCAGGGCGATTCTTTCGCTTATAGACAGAGCCTGTTCCGGGTGTTCTCATTTCTTTACCACCTTTCTATGCTGCCGGAGGATATCCAACGCGACAGTCTGGTATACAGGCTCTGCTTCCCGGTATGCATTCAGCAGGGCTGCCTCGTCATCCGTAACCTGACGTGTGCCGATATATGGAATGCCGAAATCCTGCTCATACAGGAGCTGGTCAGGCTCCAGGCCAAGCTGAGATATCAGGCGGCAAAACATTTCAAAATTCGGCTCGCTCTTCCCGGACTCATAATTATTGATGGAGCTTCTTGTGGAACCTACTCGTTTAGCCAGCTCTTCCTGAGTAATTCCAAGGCTTAAACGGAATGCTCTGAGGTTCTTTGCGAAAACTTTTGACACACAACCGCCTCCTTTTGACTCATTTTAACACATTCTTTTACAAGTTGCAATAATTTCGTAAAAAATGGGCATTGACTTAAATACAGTCACTGCCTATAATGCTCCATGTAGATCAGATGAGTCAAAACGAGCGAAAGGAGGCTTAAACAGAGTCAAAACCAGACAACTGGCTATTTTTAGGCTCATCTATGACTGAATTTTAGTCAAAAGGAGGCAAAGAAGATTTGGGGATCATCTTTAAAACCGGGCCGACCAAGACAGAGGTGGCCATCGACCGGCTGCGGGACATCGGGCCAACGTGCTCCTCCCGGCAGCTTGCAGAGGTGCTGGGAGGCCAGCCGTACTACTACAACGTACAGGCCAAGAAGGGGATCCTGCCCTTCAAGTTTTTCTGGCGCGGACGGGCGCTGAGAGTATCCACGGAATCCGTTGTTAAGTTTTTGAGAGGAGAAGATCCGAATGTTTAACCTGACTATCGCCGCGAACACGGCAGAGGAACTGCGGCTGAAGCTGCTGGATCTGGTGAACCAGTTTAAGGACATAAATGTCCGGAGGCCGGAACCCCCCGTAACCAAGCCGGTCATTACCCAGGAACAGATGGAACAGAACAAGCAGAGCGCACCGGAGTACAATCCGCCGGAACCCCCGCCCATCGAGGATGTCCGGGCCGCGCTGAAAGGCTTGCGGGAGAGGAAGGGCGCTGCCGCTGTGCGGGAGCTGCTGAAAGCCTACGGGGCCGAGAACCTGACAGAGCTGAAGGTGGAGGATTATGCCGGGGCAATGTCCCGGGCGGCAACGGAGGTGTGAGATGCCGGACAGACACGCTGTGCTGAGTGCCAGCAAGGCCCACCAGTGGCTGAAATGCCCGCCCAGCATCCGGTGGGAGGAACAGTTTCCCGAAACCCAGCAGTCTGAAGCGGCGGCAGAGGGCACTCTGGCCCACTCACTGGCCGAGGATCACATGCGGAAAACGCTGGACGGAAAACGGCTGACCGTGCCGACCAAGATTCGGAGCAACCCGCTGTTCCGGCCCGCGATGGTGGAGCACGTTGCGGTTTACTGCGAAACGATCATGGAAACGGTACACCGGATGCGGGAGGAAGGCGCTGATCCCAGCGTTTATCTGGAACAGGAGCTGGATCTGTCCCCCTGGGTGCCGGAAGGATTCGGAACGGCTGACTGCGTTGTAATCGGCAACGGGGAGCTGCACGTTTTCGATTTCAAATACGGCAAAGGGGTTCCCGTGGATGCGGAGGAAAACCCGCAGCTCAGTCTCTACGGACTGGGGGCGCTGAACGAATTCGGGATGCTCTACGACATTGATCTGGTCACGCTGCACATCATCCAGCCCCGGCTTGACTCCGTCACTGAATGGACGATAGCAAGGGATCTGCTGGAGCAGTGGGGCGAAGAGATCAAGCCCATCGCGGAGATGGCATTCCGCGGAGAAGGCGAGTACAGCCCCGGGATTGATCAGTGCCGGTGGTGCCGGTGCAAAAACGTATGCAGAGCCTATAACACCTGGATGCTGGACAGCGCCAAGGCAAGGCTCAACGAGGACGGCGCGGAACGGCAGCCCAACGAGCTGTCCCCGGAAGAGATCTCCAAACTGCTTGGAGTGGTAGAGGAGATCAAGAGGTGGGCTACAAGGGTGGCTGAGTATGCTCTGGATCAGGCCTTGAATGAAGGGGTGCGGTACCCCGGATACAAGCTGGTAGAGGGCATCAGCCGGAGAAAAATCACTGACGAAAAAGCCGCTACGGAGAATCTGGTTGTGGCGGGATTCCTGCCGGGACAGATCATGAAATTGCGGGGAATCGGTGATTTGGAAGATTTAGTAGGAGCCAAACGGCTAAAGGAACTGATTGGGGATTACATTGATAAGCCCCAGGGCAAGCCTACGCTGGTACCGGAATCGGACAAGCGCAAGGAGTACAACGAATTCAAGATTTTTGATGAAGTAAAGGAGAATTGAGAAATGAGTTATGAAGTGAAGAGCACTGAAGTGGTTACCCGGAAGCCCGTCCGTCTGAGCTATGTCTACCTGAACAGCCCCCGGAAAAACGATGACGGGAGCGATGGCAAATTCGGTGCCACCCTGCTGATCCCGAAGACGGACAAGGACACGATCAAAGCCATCCAGGCTGCTATTGAAGCCGCCAAGGCCGAAGGCATCGCCAACGGCATCAAGGGCGCGAAGGATTTCCCCAGCCCCATGCGGGACGGTGACGGTGACCGGCCCCGGGGCGGTGAGTATGGCCCGGAGTGCAAGGGCATGATGGTGGTCAACTCCACCAGCAAGAGCCGGGTGAAGGTGTGCGACCGGAACCGGAACGAGATCATGGACGGCAGTGAGATCTACAGCGGCATGTGGGCCAATGTGATGATCAAGTTCAGGTGCTTCAACGTTCCCGGAAACAAGGGCATTTCCTGCTACCTGAATCTGGTGCAGAAGGTGAGGGACGATCAGCCCCTGGGAGGCGCTGCTCCGAAGGCCGAGGATGTTTTCGATGCCATCGAGGACGATGACGATGACGGACTGGGGCTGTGAGGGTGTAACGATGGATCAGAAGAGAATAATCATGATTGACGAGGAGTCCTTTAAGGATAAAGCACTCGAAATAGTAAAAGATATGAATGATAACGGCGGGCCGCATATTTCTCTTACGGCGATGATGGCCTTCATAGAACTTCAGCAAAAACTGTTTTACCCTGAAAAAGAATCCAAGGAGAAAGAATCCGAGAAGAAAGAACAGGAGTAATCATGACACTGGCGATAGACATTGAAACCTACTCAGAGGTTGACCTAACAAAATCGTCCGTATACCGCTATGCGGAGGATCCCAGCTTTGAGATCCTGCTGTTCGGGTACGCTTTCGATGATGAGCCGGTGACCGTGATCGATGTGGCTGCGGGGGGCATCCCGGATTATCTGCTGGATGCCCTCCGGAACCCGGAAATCATCAAAGCCGCCTATAACGCCTCATTCGAGCGGGTGTGCCTGTCCAACTACATGATGCGCCAGGGACTGATCGACACGTTCCTGCCTCCTGAACAATGGCAATGCACAATGGTACAGGCCCTGAGCTGCGGCCTGCCCCGGTCACTGGCCGGGGTGGGCACGGCCCTGGGCCTGTCCGAGGAAGAAGCCAAGATGAAGGAAGGCACGGCACTGATCCAGTGGTTCTGCAAGCCATGCAAGCCCACCAAGACGAACGGGATGCGGACACGGAACCTGCCGGAGCACGATATGCGGAAGTGGCTGATGTTCCAAGCGTACAACGCCCGGGATGTGGAAACGGAGAGAACCATCCGGAAACGGCTGGAGAGCAAACCCGTGCCGGAGATCGAATGGAAGGCGTACTGGCTGGATCAGCGGATCAATGACCGGGGCGTACTGATCGACAGGAAACTGATGGAAAACGCGATCCGGATCTCCCAGGAGCATACGGCAGAGCTGACAGCGGAGGCCGAGGCGCTGACCGGGCTGGAGAACGTGAACAGTGTAAGCCAGCTCAAAGGATGGCTGGGTGTTGACGGCAGCCTGGACAAGAAGGCTATCAAGGCCATGCGGGAAGGCGGGAGCCTTGATCTGAAGCAGGATCGTCTGCTGGCGATCCGGCAGGAAATGGGAAAAACCAGCATCAGCAAATACGAAGCTATGGAAAGGGGGATCTGCCGGGATGGACGCATCCGTGGACTGTTCCAGTTTTATGGGGCAAACCGCACCGGGAGATGGGCGGGTAGACAGGTACAGGTTCAAAACCTGCCCCAGAATCATCTTAGTGACCTCGACACCGCCAGACAACTGGTTGCTACGGAAGACCGAGAAGCTATTCAACTCCTATACGGAAACGTACCGGATATACTTTCCCAGCTCATACGCACAGCGTTTATCGCCGAAGATGGACGAACCTTTGCAGTTGCTGATTTCAGCGCCATCGAAGCAAGAGTATTGGCTTGGCTGGCTGACGAAGAGTGGCGCATGGAGGTGTTTCGGGAGGGAGGGGATATCTACTGCGCGTCCGCATCCCAGATGTTTAAAGTGCCTGTCGTGAAACACGGGATCAACGGACACCTGCGACAAAAAGGAAAAATCGCAGAACTGGCGCTTGGCTATGGTGGAGCCGTTGGAGCTTTAGCCGCAATGGGAGCACTGGAAATGGGGCTGAAGGAGGACGAGCTGCAGCCGCTGGTAACCGCCTGGAGGAATTCCAACCCCGGTGTGATCAGCTTCTGGTGGGATGTGGACAGGATGGTAAAAGCTGCCCTGGACAACCCAGGAACCATCCAGCGCCTGCCCTGCGCGGCTGACCGGACGAGCATCTGCGCCCAGATGACGAGAAACCTGCTGAGTATCACGCTGCCCTCCGGTCGGTGCATCAGGTATTTCAAGCCCAGGATCGAGATGAACAGGTTCGGCAGCGAGAGTATCACCTATGCGGGGCTGGATGCCGGGAAATGGGGCCGGGTGGAAACCTACGGCCCGAAGTTGGTGGAAAACATTGTGCAGGCCACCAGCCGGGACTGCCTGCGGGACGCGATGATGCGGGTGGCAGAAAAGTATCCGGATATTGTGATGCATGTCCATGATGAAATGATCGTAGAGGTGGACGAGGATCAGGCCGAAACGGCGCTGGCCTACATGCAGGAATGCATGGGAAAACCGATTACCTGGGCACCGAGGCTGCTGCTTCGGGGAGACGGGTATATCACGAAGTATTACAGGAAGGACTGAGGAGGTGAAGCGGGCGTGACTGAGAGAGAACAAGCAATTTTATGGCTGGACAGTTTCATGAAAAACACAGAGCCGCTGGTACTAATACCAAAGCCGCTCATTCGGCTTATGTACGATGTTCTGAAAAATGAGGAGGGAATAGAACCGATTGAGGACGAAGATGGGAATTTCTTCTGCGGGAGGGGTAGATGTTCATGTGTTGGGAACAGAAAACAAAATAAGATAGTGAGGTTGTGCAATTTTTGCCCTGTGTGCGGAAAGGCTGTGAAGTGGAAATGAGTGCAACAGAGAAAGTTGTTAATGCTTTGAACGTATCAAAACTTATATTGTGCAATCCAAAAATGCTTACATCAGAAATGTGCGTCAGAATCGGACAGGCCATCAATGGCGCAATTGATCTGCTGAAAGAGCAGGAACCCGTTGAGCCGATTCCACCGACAGATGAATCAGATTTGTGGAAATGCGGAAACTGTAATCACCAGTTATTCAGATGCACACATCAGAAGTATTGCGAGATGTGCGGAAGGCCGGTGAAGTGGGATGACACCTGAAGAGGCCTATCGCGCCGGGTATCAAGCTGGGAAGCTATCGGTTCCTGAGATTGTCCGGTGCAAGGATTGCGTTCACAACGGGAAGATTGAAAAGTGTGTGCTTGCTGCAATTGCAGCAGAAAAGGACTATCCGCTGTTTATGCTCGACAACCGTGGAGAGTGGTACTGCGCTGATGCGAAAAGAAAGGATTGATTACTATGTTTGATTCATTCAGAGAGGCCTGGAGAATCGTCAGAATCGCCAAAGATGACGGGTACAAAGGGCCGTTTGTGGTGCTCCGGGAAACCATGATGGAGGAGATTCAGAAAATCACGGGCAGGGCTGTGGCTGAAAACCAAATGTATATCCAGGTGATCGACAACCTGCTGGACGGGAAACGGATCTGCGAATTCTGCGAGGACTGCAAAGAGTGCGAAAACCACGACAAGTGGTTGGAAGGAAAATGCAAGGAATTCATGCTGCGGTTCCCGACCGTGAAGGATGCGGAAAAAACATTCGAGGGCGTATACGACTACTGCCGGGAGGGGGTGAAACAGGATGACGCAGGAGGAGAAGGCGCAACGAAAGTCAACGCATGATATCGATGCGTTGACTGCGTTGGCCAGTGCGTTGGGGTTTACCCTGCGGTACAAGACCAACGCTGATCCCGTTTTTACCCATGACCGGGCGAAGCGGTGCTCCTGCGGCAGCGCCCCGGAGGTCTGCATGTCCTACTATGAGCCGGGAAAATGGCTGACAATGTGCCCCCGGTGCGCCGCCCGGACAGTGCTGACGGATAACCCGGTAGCCGCCGTCCGTGCGTGGAACCACGGAGAATACTCAGAGGGCGCACAGCTCATGCGGGATACGCTGACCGCGAAAAACATGAGCGACCTGGGAGCGCAGAACCTGACAGAAGGGCTGAAGCGGCAGGCCGTCCGGGATCTGATGGACGCGGAGCGGCACGGCGGGCTGGACTCCATCCAGGCGAAACATGCCATCTGGTTTATCCATAATCCGGCAGTAGTAGAGGACATCGTATCCGGAAACCGCAGAAGGCGGGAACAAGAACTGAAGAAAGCGGGGAAATTGATTGACGATGATCTGTATTGAGAAAGAACCGCTGCTGAATGAGCTGCAGAACGTGATAGACGGGCTGGACGGGAAGCCCTGGTCGAAGCGGGACAAGGTACGGGAGCTGACCCGGCTGCGGGTATTTATCCAGACCCGGGATGAGATCGACCCCTGCGATCCGAACTATGTCCACGCCCTGCCTGCCAGGATGATCACGGAGCTGGAGCCGCTCATCCCGCACGGGAGCATCGGGAAGGAAAACTACTATTGTAGTAACTGCAAAACGCGGGTGAAAAAGCAGGACAACTACTGCCGGAGATGCGGATACGCTTTCACGGAGGATGACGAGGATGGAATGGTTTAACACCATGCGCGGGAGACGGGCATTCCGGAGGGCGCGGTACAAACGAGCCTACACGCGGCGGCTCCTGCGGTATTTCAGGAGGGAACGAGATGCCTGATATCACGATCTCAGTGGGTGAGTCCAAACGGGCCACCCGCTGGGTGCCTAAGACGGTGAGCTGGGAAAGGCTCTGTAAAAAGTTGTCCACGCCCATCGTGACCAACGAGACGGTGGCAGAATACGCCGCCATGACCAAGGATCAGCGGGGCAACGCCAAAGATGTCGGGGGCTATGTCGGTGGCAGAATCGAGGGCGGAGTGCGCCGCGCAGGGAATATCACCGACCGGCAGCTCATCTGCCTGGACGCGGATTTTGCGGATATGGGGCTGTGGGAGCTGTGGGATATCATGATCGGTAAGGCATGCTTAATGCACACCAGCCACAGCCACACCCCAGAGCAACCCCGGCTGCGGTTCGTGATCCCTCTGGCCCGCCCGGTGACGGCGGCAGAGTATGAGCCGATTGCCCGGAAGATTGCCCAGCTCCTGGATATCAACGCCTTTGACGATACCACCTATGAGGCCAGCAGGCTGATGTTCTGGCCCTCCTGCAGCGTGGACGGGGAGTTTATCGTCAAAATTCATCCAGGCCCGGAATGGGTAGATCCGGACGAGATTCTGGCGATGTACGATAACTGGCAGGATATGCGGAGCTGGCCTACCTCAGAACGGCAGACGGAAGCTGTGGTCAAAATGGGAAAAGTCCAGGGAGACCCGCTGACCAAACCCGGGATCGTGGGCGCGTTTAACCGGGCCTACACGATCACGGAGGCCATCCATAAATTTCTGCCGGAAACGTACAGCCAGGTATCGGAAAACCGCTGGACATACACCAGAGGATCCACCACGGGCGGCGCTGTGACCTATGACAATGACACTTTTTTGTACTCCAACCACGACACGGATCCCACCAGCAGGCGGCTGTGCAACGCTTTTGACTTGGTGCGGATCCATCTGTACGGAGACCAGGACAAAGGCAGTGACGCGGATATCGGCAACCTGCCAAGCGTCAACAGCATGAAACGGATGTGCCAGACGGACGAGCGGGTATGCGCGGAGCTGGCCGAGGGCGTACTGCAGACCCCGGAAAGTGTATTTGATAAAAAGGCTGATCTGGAATCCTTCCGAGGAGACCTGACGGAGGTCGGGCTGTCGGTAGTCATGTCAGATACATACGGATACGGAGTCATGCGGAACAAGGCGTTCGGATGGATGTTCTGGGACGGGGTGAAATGGCTACTGGACGCGGATGCAGAGGCGGCCATGCTCCTGATGAAATTCACGGACGATCTGTACCGGAATGCCCAGGCGAAAATGGCTCTCGCGGACAGTAAGGAAGCCAAGGAGCAGGCCAAGCGGGAGTTCGCCACGGTCTGCAGACTGCGGACAGCACCCGGAATCAGCCACCTGACCACCATCCTGAAATCCATCGCGGACGAGCCGCGGACAGATTCCTTTGACGCAGACCCCTGGATCCTGAACACGCCGGACGGCATTGTGAATCTGAAAACAGGGGAAATGTCGGCCCATGATCCGAAAGCCCGGTGTACAAAATGCACGGCAGTCTCGCCTGGGCTGATGGGCAAGGCAAAATGGCTTGATTTTATTGACCATATCACGGGAGGAGATGAGGAATTCGGGGAATACCTGCAGACGCTGGCCGGAATGGCGGCGGTGGGCGAGGTATACGAAGAAGGGCTGGTCATCAGCTATGGCCGGGGCGGCAACGGGAAAAGTACATTTTTCGGAGCATTGAAGGCCGTTTTCGGGGACTACGCCAAAGCAATCAATGCCGATGTGCTTGTGCCGATCAAAGGTGCGAGACCCGACCAGAGCTACATTGCGGCACTGCGCGGGGTGCGGCTGGCGATCCTGGGAGAGACTGACGAAGCGGCCTCCATGTCCGTTGCCCAGCTCAAGCGGATCACCAGCCGGGATGTGATCAGCGCCAGAGCGCTGTACAAAGACCCGATGGAATTCATCCCCACGCACACTACGATCATGCACACAAACCACCTGCCCCGGCTGGGCAGCATGGACGGCGGCACCAAGAGACGGATCGCTGTGGCACCCTTTCCCTCTACGCTTCCACCTGATCAGGTGATCACCAACTACCAGCAGGTGCTTCTCCATGAGTGCGGCCCCGCCATCCTGCAATGGGTAATCGATGGCGCGGTGCGGTTCCATGAGAACGGCTGCAAGCTGCCCAAGGCCGCCTGCGTCCGGAAGGCCACCCGGGAGTATCTGGAGGCAGAGGACTGGTTTTCCACATTTATCGCGGATACCTGCGAGGTGGGCGAGGGGTACGAAGCCCCTGCGGGAGAGCTGTATCAGGCCTATCAGGTGTGGGCCGGGGCCAACGGGATGCACCCCAAGCGGGCGCGGGACTTCGCCGCCGCGCTGGAAATGAACGACTTTGAGAAGGGCCGGAACATGAGCAATAAATACTGGAAGGGCCTGAAGCTGAAGAGCAATATGTAGCAATCAGTATATTATGCTGGATAATGCCGGATAAATGCCAATGTTCGTCCCATGTCTCTAAATTAAGTCTATAAGAGAGAGTTTATATAGCATCCGGCATTATCCGGCATAGACCGAAAAACCAACGGGAGGCTTTAACGATGAAATATCTACCACTTGTGGAACTACTGGCAGGTTTGGCAGAGGAGTGCTGTGAACTGGGGCAGGCGGCACTGAAACTGCGGAGGGTATACGATGGGGGGAATCCGACACCCACCACCCAGGAGGACGCGATTGATGCATTTGAGGAAGAGGTGGCTGATGTAGAGCTGTATCTGGAGCAGATCGGATACAGCAGGGGACATGTGAGGGATATCAAGGCCGAAAAGCGGGCGCGATGGGAGGCGAGGCTGAATGCTGGAGTCAACCATTGAGAAGGCCCTGGTGCGGGGGATCCGGGAGGCAGGCGGCTGGGCTATTAAGCTGACCAGCCCGGGCAACTCAGGTGTGCCTGACCGGCTGGTGCTGATGCCTGGGGGCCGGGTGATCTTTGTGGAGCTGAAAACAGATACCGGCAGGCTGTCCACTCTGCAGGAGTTTGTACACGGGAGGCTGCGGAGACTCGGTATGGATGTCCGGGTGCTGTACGGGATGCAGGCCGTCCGGCAGTTTGCGGATGAAATGATGTTAGAGGGGGGCAGACTGGATGAAGTATAGGCCGTATCCCTACCAGGAGGCGGCAGAGAAGTGGATCCTGGAGCATAAAAAATGTGGACTGTTTTTAGAGATGGGACTCGGTAAAACGGTGGTTACCCTGACAGCCATCAAGAGGCTGATAGAGGATTTTGCCGTCAGCCGGGTGCTGGTGATAGCCCCGCTGCGGGTGGCCGCCACAGTATGGGCAGAGGAAGCCCGGAAATGGGATCATCTGCATGACCTGCGGTTTTCCAAGGTGCTTGGCAGCAGGACAGAGCGAGAGGCAGCCCTGAGACAGGATGCGGAGATCTATGTGATTAACCGGGAAAACGTACAGTGGCTGGTGGAGCATCAGGCCCAGACGAAAAAGTGGCCGTTTGACATGATCGTATTGGATGAGTTGAGCAGCTTCAAGAATCCGAAGGCCGAGAGATTCAAGGCATTGCGGAGGACGCTGCCTGCGGTGCGGCGCGTTGTCGGGCTGACCGGCACACCTGCACCTAATGGGCTGATTGACCTGTGGAGCCAGATTTATCTGCTGGATAAGGGCGAGAGGCTGGGCAGGTTTATCGGGGCGTATCGTCAGAGGTATTTTATCCCAGGGCACACTAATGGCATGGTTGTCTATAACTGGGTGCCGGTGCAGGGAGCGCCAGCGGAGATTTACGGAAGGATCAGTGATATCTGCATGAGCATGAAAGCGGAGGATTATCTGCAGATGCCGGACAGGATCGATATCACGGTGCCTGTGGCACTGCCTGACAGCGCCAGGACGGCCTATGAGACAATGGAACGGGATTTAGTCCTGCCGCTTAGGGACGAGGCTATTACAGCGCAAAATGCGGCTGTTTTAGCGGGTAAGCTGCTGCAGTTGTCCAACGGGGCGATCTATACCGAGGACAGGGAGTATATCGAGGTGCACAGCGCCAAGCTGGACGCGCTGGAGGATCTGATCGAGGCTGCCAACGGGGAGCCGGTGCTGGTCTATTACGGGTTCCAGCATGACAAGGAGAGGATTCTGCAGCGGTTTCCGAGGGCAAAGGCATTGTACAGCAGCAAAGATGTGGATGCCTGGAACAGGGGCGAAATAGAGATCCTGCTGGCGCATCCGTCCAGCGCAGGGCATGGGCTGAACCTGCAGCAGGGCGGGCATATCATGGTGTGGTACGGCCTGACATGGAGCCTGGAACAGTATCAGCAGGCTAATGCGAGGCTATACCGGCAGGGACAGGAACAGCCCGTGAAAATCTATCATCTGGTAACACAGGGAACAGTAGACGAGGATGTTCTAAAAGTGTTGACCGGTAAAGCGGCGCGGCAGGACGCGCTGATTGACGCAATCAGAGGGAGGATCGATAAATATGACAGCTAAATCATACATGGAACAGGTACAGGCGGCAGAGACGGAACTGCAGGTAATTGCGGATCAGCGGGAACACTATCTGCAGTTAGGCGGGGCGCTGGCAGCCAATTTCGGCGGTATGCCCGGAGCGCATGATAACCATTCCCGGGTTGAGATCGCCGCGGTAGGTATGGCTGACCTGGCTGCGGAGCTGGACAAAAAAGCCGCCGGTTATGTGGAACTTGTGCGGCAGGCCAGAGCGCTGGTAGACCAGATCCAGGTGCCTAATTTCCGGAACGTTCTGATTTACCATTATTTCCTGGGGAAACCCATGAAAGAGGTTGGACAGATCATGGGCTACGCAGACGATAAATCTGTTTATCGGGTGCGAGGATATGCGCTGTCGGAGCTGCAGAAGCTGATGAAAAACATTTGAGTTTGAGGCGCTGAAGGTCTATGCAAACCACCGTGTTTGGTATAAAATGATAGCGGAGAGATAGAGGGAAATCTCATCCGGGGCAACCATAGCAAAGGCAGTCTATGGTTGCTTTTGTTTTTGCCCTTCATTACATAGACATGAGAACGTGTGCGCCCCCTCCCGGGGTGCCTGAGGAGGTGATCGGATGGAAAGAGGGAACCCGAAGGCCACCACCAGGCAGGACACATTTGTGAGGATGGAGGCCCGCGGCGAAGGCCGTCCGGAAATCCTCCTCAAAGTTTTCGGTGTGGATCTGCAGACGGCTGATGAAAAGACCATACACAACGCCGATGCGACCATGTCCCGATGGCGCAAGAAAGCCTGGTATGAGGATATATGGAAGGACGAGATCAGGCGCATCAGCATCGCCATGAGCAGCGAGGCGCTGCGGAAGATTAAGGCCCAGATCCGGGATGACAACGGCTGGCTGGCCAACAAGGCTGCTAATGATAGCCTGACATTCGCCAAGCCGCTGATCTGGGGCGAGGATGAGAAGGCGCTGACAGTTAAAATTGAGGGAATGCCGGAGCTGGGTTCTCCCGATGATGATGTCTGATCTGGTATAGCCACTTCAGGATACTGTGGCAACTCTTCGCAAAAGCATGGTTTAGCGAATAGTTGAAACCATGAAAACAGGGCGATTTCGACAGATGTGGTTTGGAAGTATGACCATATTTTACTTGCCAACCATTTTCTGCTGATTTCGTATGCAGTTATGCACGGATTCGGAGCGATTATGCAGGGCTGTATACAGGGCATCAGCACATTTCACCAGGGCGCAGGGCAGCCGGGTGCGCCACAGGCGCAGGCAAAATATGAAGGCGGCCCGCCCCGCCGCCGACAGCCTCCCGGCCCCCTGGGCAGCCCCCGCCCCGGCAGGCCCCCGCGCTCACGGCCCGGCCCCGGATCAGGGGTGGGGGTATGGGGTGCCGATCCCGACCCCGGGGGGCCGAATCGTGGGTGGGACTCCGCGCGGCGCGAGCCAGTACACCGTATAACCTGGACACACCGATACCCCGAAGTCCCCCTCCTAAATTTTTTACGCAGGAGAATCGTTTAGTGGTAGGACGGCTGTCTCCAAAACAGCAGACCTGTGTTCGATTCGCAGTTCTCCTGCTGTCTTCGGATAGGAGATGAACGGATGCCAGCCTGCGTTATCAATTACAAGCCGACAGAGAAGCAGAAACTTTTTCATGCGTCTCCGGCGAATGAAATCCTCTACGGTGGGGCGGCAGGCGGGGGGAAGACGAAGGCGCTGATCATGGATGCGCTGTTCCGGTGCCTGAAGAATCCTGGCACGACCGCGGCGATCTTCCGGAGAACGTACCAGGAGCTGGAGGACACGGACATCAAGGAGGCTCAGTCGAGCTACCCGGAAAGCATTGCAACGTACAATGCCGGGCGGCATGAGTACCGGCTGGTGAACGGCAGCAAGATTTTGTTCCGGCACTGCGAGAATGAAGCGGATCGGTTCAAATACTCTGGTATTGAGATCCAGTTCTTATATTTTGACGAGCTGACGAGCTTTGAGCAGGTGGTCTACGATTTCATCAAGACCCGTTTGCGGGCGAAGAAGAGCCTGGGCGTTGTGCCCATTGTCCGGAGTGCCAGCAACCCAGGCAACATCGGCCACGGCTGGGTGAAGAAAATGTTCGTGGACGCGGGGCCGTACATGTCCATCCAGACGCAGGAGATCTATTCGGAGACCCTGCACAAGTCGAAGAAGATCCGGACGCAGTACATCCCGGCGCTGGCGATGGAGAATCCGTTTATCACGGATGACTACATCTTCGAGCTGGAGCAGAAGCCTCCGGCGCTGCGGGCGGCGCTGCTGAACGGAGACTGGGACAGCTTCGAGGGGCAGGTGTTCAAGGAGTGGCGGGATGACCCGGCGCACTACAAGGATCGCCTGTGGACGCATGTGGTGGAGCCGTTCGAGATTCCTGCGGACTGGCCGCGGTACTTCGGGTTTGACCACGGGTACTCGAAGCCGTTTTCCTGCGGATGGTTTGCGATGGGGCCTGACGGCTGCCTGTACCGGTACCGGGAGTGGTACGGGTGCAAGCCCCGGATGGCAAATGTCGGCATTGAGCTGACCCCGGTGCAGATCGCGGACGGGATTCTGGAGCGGGAAGAGCAGGAGATCAGGGACAACATCAAGGTGCTCCGGGTGGCAGACCCGGCGATCTTCGACAAGAGCCGGGGTGATTCGGTGGCAGACCAGATGGCACCTGGGTATTACGGGCGGCACCGGGGTGTTGTGTTTGACAAGGGAGACAACGCCCGGATCGCGGGAAAGATGCAGTTGCATGAGCGGCTGCGGTTCGATGAGCAGGGGCGGCCCAAGCTGCAGGTGTTCTCGACATGCAGGGATTTCATCCGGACGGTATCCACGCTGCCCTACAGCGAGAAGAAGCCGGAGGATATCGACACGGATGCCGAGGATCACATCTACGATGAAACACGGTATGTCTGCATGGCGCACCCGCTGACACCCACGAAGAAGCCGCCGCAGGTGTACAAGCCATTCAGCCCGTTTGAATAAGGAGGTGATGACGGATGACGGAGAAGGAGCAGCAGGCGCTGACGGAGGAGTATCTGGAGGAGCAGCCGCTGGACGAGGAAGACAAGGAGCTGCTGGAGACGATCTATGACCGGCTGGACATCTTCGAGGAGATGAACAGGCCGTACCATGAAGCGGCGAAGGAGGCCCGGAAGATCCTGCACATGGACGATCCGAAGCAGGATGATCCGAAATCCGTCCAGAGAGCCGGGAAGAAGACGCTGCAGATGCAGACGCTGAAAAGCACCATCAACAATGTGGTAGCAGACCAGATGCTCTCCATGCCGGAGGCGCGGCTGATGCCGGAGACGGTGGAAGCCCAGCAGGCCGCGGATGATCTGCAGGACATGGTGCATTACGTTGTATACTGCGCGAACAATTTTGAGCAGATGCACTACCGGCGGTGCGAGGACTTCTACGGCCCCGGCACGGCGATTACCCAGATCGCATGGGATCAGGACATGGGATACGGCAAGGGCGAGATCGCGCTGGTGCGCTGGCCGCTGGAGGCGTTCCTCTGGGATCCCACCGCGGACAACATTCAGGACTGCAGAGCAGTCATGAAGGTGGGCTGGCGGCCCCTCTCCTGGTTCCGGGATCACTATCCGGAAGAAGGGAAGTACGTTACCAGTGAGGATGGGACGCACAACGATGTCGGCATGACGGAAGGCCAGATGGACGCGGAGCATGTGAGCGATGAGAAACGCGCCCTGATGATCGAATACTGGTGGCGGGAGTACAGCGCCTCTACCCGGCGCTACACCGTCAATGTGGCCTATGCCGCGGGCGGGGCGCTGCTGGAAAAGCAGAAGGATGTATACGCCCACGGGATGTACCCCTTCGTGCTGGATGTGCACGACAGCGTGGAAGGCAGTCTGGCCGGGGAAGGCCTGGTGCGGGAGCTGGTGCCCATGATGCGGTACATCAACCGCTACATGAGCTACATCGACATGAACGCCCGGATGTCCTCCAAGGGGCGGCTGCTCGTCCGGAACGGCAGCGGCATCGACAAGGAAGCCCTGACGGACTGGGAGCAGGATGTGATCGAGGGGGACAACATCAATCCGGAGAACCTGCAGTGGCTGCAGAACCAGCCCTTCAACAGCACGATTGTCCAGATGATGACCGCGCTTCAGGGAGACCTGAAGGCCGACAGCGGCGCGAACCAGTTCACCAGGGGCGAGACCACGGGCGGCATTGTATCCGGCAAGGCGATCAACAGCCTGATCCAGGCTGGCGGCAAGATTGCCAGTATGCGGACGGAGCAGCTCAAGTACGGGTTCAAACAGATCGTGGAACAAATCATCTGGCTGATGGCGCAGTTCTATGACGATGACCGGGTGATGATGATCACGGGACGGAACCAGCCGATGCGGATTGACAGCAAGCGCCTCTTCGGGAAGCGGACGAAGGGCGCGGTGAATCCTCCTCCGTATACCGTGCAGATCGAGGTATCCAGCCGCGACCCGCAGCGGATCGCCAACCAGAACCAGATGTTCATTGAAGCCTATAACATGGCGGCGCAGGCACAGCAGTTCTTCCCGGTGAGCGCCCTGTTCCGGATTCTGAACCTGGACGGCAAGGACAAGATACTGCCGGTGATCGAGGCGAACGAGCGGTATCAGGAACAGATGCAGCAGATGCAGCAGCAGGTGGAGCAGATGGGCCAGCAGATGCAGCAGATGCAGGCAGAGAACCAGACGCTGCGGAGAACCACATCCGAGCTGACCAACTCCCTGTCCTCGCTGGGCACCCGGCGGGCTGATCAGGGCGGGAGCATGACCCCCTCGCCAGACAGCCCCAACGCCATCGTGGAGCAGGCCCGGAGCAGCATGGGTATGCAGACCGGCAGCGCCCTGCCGACATAAGGGGGGATTAGGATGTATACCGGTGAGGATCTGGCCCGGGCGGCGAAGGAAGTGCTGGCGAAGAAATGGGGGTACATCTTCGGAACGGCAGGCGTGAAGTGGACGGCTGAGAAGCAGGACGCGATAGACAGATCCACGGAATCCAAGTACGAATCCGCGAGGAAGTACGGACGGAAGTGGGTGGGCCACTATGTGGCTGACTGCTCCGGGCTGGTGAAATACCTGTGCAGACAGTTCAAGATAGCCGTCCCGCACGGGAGCAATTCCCAGTGGCGGGATTCCCTGTTTGAGAAGGGAAGCATCACTGGCAGCGGCATCCCGGTGGGGGCGCTGGTGTTCAAGATGCGGAGCGGGGATGACTTCTACCATGTCGGTGTGTATGTCGGCAGCGGGGATGTCATCGAGGCCCAGGGCACCCAGAAGGGCGTTGTGAAATCCCGGCTGACGGGCTGGACGCACTACGGCCTTGTGCGGGGCATCGGGTATTCCGATAAACGCGAGGAGGCGGGAGGATTGAAACCGGGAATTGCCTATGTCGATGTGCCGAATGACGGCACGGTGAATATACGGAAAGCCGCTACAACGAACAGCACCAACCTGGGAACCCTGCGGGAGGGTGAGGAGTGCGAGGTGGTAGCCGTGGAAGGAGACTGGGCCAGAGTCCGGTATACCGCCAGCGGTTACATCATGTCCAGATTTCTGCGGAATAAGGAGGTGTAACCGATGGAATGGGCAGCTTTCGCAGCGTCAATCCTGACAGCCCTGGGATCTTTCCTGGGGGTGTATCTATCCAACAGGAAGCAGACAGCGCTGATGGAGTACCGGCTGAAAGAGCTTGAAAAAAAAGTGGACAAGCACAATCAGGTGGTGGAGCGGACATTCAAGCTGGAGGGCCAGATGACAGAACTCCAGCATGAAATCCAGGATCTGAAGCACTGATGTGGATCAGGTGGAATCCAAATCCCAGGCGCGATGAAGAACCGGACTGCGTGATCAGGGCGATCTGCGCGGCTACCGGGATGCGATGGCATGAAGTGTTCTGGGGGCTGTGCTGTCTGGCGGCAGAGCAGTGCACCATGCCAAGCTCCAACTGGCTCTGGGGGCTTTACCTGAAGCAGCTCGGATTCGTGCCTTTCCTGCTGCCGGAGAGCTGTCCGGAATGTGTAACCGTCCGGGCCTTCTGCAGGCAGTATCCGGAGGGCACTTACATCATCGGAACAGGCAGCCATGCAGTCTGCGTCCGGGACGGAAATTATCTGGACGCATGGGACAGCGGGGACGAAGTACCGACTTATTTCTGGAAAGGATGATGAGTATGGCGATGTACAACAATCCGTATCTTCCACAGTATCCCGGTTTTCAGCAGCCGGTATACCAGCAGCAGAGCTTTACGCCGCAGACACCGAGCATCCCGGGAGCGATCATCGGGGTGGACGGGGAGGCGGCGGCGAGAGCCTATCAGATGCCAGCCGGGATCGCTCCCGGAGTGCCTATCGCGCTGTGGGATACCAACGGGCAGAACATCTACCTGAAGAGCATGAACCCGATGGGGATGCCCAACCCGATCCAGAAGCTGACCTACACCCGGGAGGATCCTCCGCAGGTGATTCCAGCCCAGAGCGGCAACCCGGACTACGCCACCAAGGCTGATCTGGAAAAGCTGAAGCAGGAGATTATGGAGGGGGTGAAGGCTGATGCCAAACCCGCTGTTTAACATGATCAACGCCTACCAGAAGGTGAACCAGATCATGCACAGTATGCAGAATCCGGCGGCATTCGTGAAGCAGCAGTTTCCGGATGTGCCGGACAATATTCTGAACGATCCCAATCAGGTTCTGCAGTATCTGCAGCAGACGAGGAATATATCCAACGAGCAACTGCAGCAGATGATGGGATCCAGATAACCCGGCAACCGGCCCCGCGTTTTCACGGGGCTTTTGCATATACACCCGGGACAGCGTTTTCGCGCCGGATGAAAGGAGCTATATCCTATGGAAGAAATGGTCGAAAACATGGAGACGGAAGCCGTTGAGGCCGACACTCAACCGGAGGCTCCCGTTACAGAGGAACAGGATGCATCTGAAACCCTGGACACCGTGATGGACGAACAGCCGCAGCAAACTGAAAACACGGAGACCACCGGCAGCGGTACCGAGCCGGGATGGATCAAAAAGCGGGTAGGCGCTGCAGTGGACAAAGCCATCCGGGAAACGGAGCAGAGGATCCGCGCCGAGTATGACGCGAAGCTGGCTCCGCTGATGGAACGTATGCTGGAACAGGATGCAATGGAGCTTGTGCAGAGCGGGACGGTTAAAGACCTGGAAACCGCGAAGGAGCTTGTGCGTTACCGGCAGGGGCAGGGGCAGCCCGTAAAGGCTGAACAGCCCAGGAACGAGAAAGGGCAGTTTGCCCAGAAGGAAAGCGGCGAGGACGGCGCTGTGCAGGTTCGGATCAGCATGCTGCAGCATCAGGCAGACAAGATCCGGGATCAGCGGGGCGTGGATGTGATCGCTGAATTCCAGAACAACCCGGAAACCAAGCAGAAAGTTATTTCCGGGGAGTGGGACTTCTATGATGTGGCTGACGCGATCAAGGAACGCAAGGCCGCCCGGAAGGCACCCTCTCCCATGCGCTCCTCCAACGGCGCGAGCGGCGCGGAGAAATCCACGATTGCGAGCATGACGGACGAGCAGTTTGAAAGGCTTAACAAACGCCTGGAGGAAGGAGCGCGCTTCAGAGTGTAAAAAAGGAGTGTGCTACAAATGGCAGTTTACGACAACATGAACTTTTCCTATGACGCTGGTGTAAGCCCGACCCTGCAGGATTATTTCCAGAGGCAGGCGCTGAAGAACGTGCAGCCCAACCTGGGCTATGCCTCCGATGCTCAGATGATCGAGCAGCCGGAACACAACGGCAAGCACGTTCACTTCCACCGGTTCACCGAGCTGCCCGCGATCACCAAGCCCCTGTATGAGGGCGTGACCCCGGACGGCCAGAAGCTGACCGAGACCGAATTCTCTGTGATGACCAAGCCCTACGGCGGCTACATCCCCTATACGGATGAATTCGATCTGTTCCACATCGACAACATGACCAAGGCGATGAGTGACAGGCTGAACAACCAGGCCCGTCTTTCGATTGACACCATCGTCCGGGACGAGATTTCCGCTGGTCTGAATGTCATGTATCCCGGTGCTGTGACCAGCCGCGCGGCCCTGACCAAGGCCAACGTGATCAACTACGCCGTGATCAAGCGCGTTGTCCGGAAGCTGAAGAAGGCGGGTGCCCAGCCCTTCTCCGATGGCTACTACCATGCGAAGATCGACCATGACACCTACTTCGATCTGACCCAGGATCAGCACTGGATCGATGTGGCCACCTATCAGAACGACACCCGGGTGCAGAAGTATGAGCTGGGCACCATCTACAAGGTGAAGTTTTTCGAAGTGGACAACGGCAAGACCTTTGCCAACGAGACCTACCTGTACGGCACTAAGACCGCCCTGACCGCGACCGCTTTCAGCGCCGCGACCCGCACCATGACGGTGAGCGATACGATCAGCGAGGACGAGGCCCGGGAGCTGACCGGCAAGCTGGTGTATGTGCAGTACACCAAGTCGGTGGAGGGAGTCAGCACCAACTTTGTGACCCCCATGTGCATCGAGTATGTGGATGCCGCGGCGAAGACCGTGAAGTTCCGCTGGGTGCCTGAGTCCACCACGGACTGGACTACCACGAATTCCCTGAAGATCGTCCCCAGCGGCGGCGCTTCCAGCGGGGACGAAGTTCACGCCACCCTGATCTACGGCAAGGATGCCTACGGCATCGTGCAGCTGGGCGGCAGGGGTACACCCAACATCCAGACCATCGTGAAGGCTCCCGGCTCTTCCGGATCCGATGACCCGCTGAACCAGCGCGGCACCATCGCCTGGAAGGTGAAGCACTTCTGCGCCGCGATCATCCAGGATGACTTTATCGTCCGGGTGGAGCATGGCGTATCCGACTAATCCCTTTGGGGCTGTCCTGATAACCGGGGCAGCCCCGTTCTTTTGGAAAGGAGAATGATTATGGCTAAGAGCCAGACGATTGCTGTACCCAAGAAGGAGAAGGAACAGGAAGAAACCCGCGTCCGGATCTTTATCCCGAAGCGGGAGAACGATGACGCTACGGGAGTGGCTGTCGATCAGTATGAGCACGTTTCCATCAGCAACGAGAAGGGCGATAACTTCGTCCGGATCAAGCGGGGCGAATATGTGGATGTGACTCCTGAAGTATTCATCATGCTGAAGCAGCGGTATCCCAATCTGTGAGGTGATAACGATGACCCTTGGCGAAATCAAATATCATGTGATGTTCCAGGCCAATAATGATCCGGACGATATCGGAGATTTTGAACCACATATCATCGATTACATCAACGAGGCCTATGACCGGCTGGTGAATGTCTGGGACAGGCAGCATACGCGGTTCGCCAGGGTGGATTATCCCAGACTGGCCAACGATACGGATGTCCCGCTGACCCCGGAATGGACTCACCGGTATCTGGCTGACTGGGCTACCTGGCTGATCTACCGGAACGGCAACCCCCAGAAGCAGCAGCGGGGGATGGCCTACCGGGAGAGCTTTGAGCGGATGCTGAGTCAGGTGGCTGACGAGGGCGGCGCGAAGGGGCTGGATGAGGACGGGAACCGGATCAAGTATGGAAACTTCCGGAATATCCCGGTGTGAGGTGAAGGCAGATGGCATATTTCAGTATGCGGGCCTATGACGCGGATGTGTTTCTGAGCGCCTTCGCCGGACTCCAGCAGTATGGCCCGGGGCTTGACGGGGATATCCGGTTTGCCGTGGAAGAGAAAAACGTGGAGACCCCCGCGGGGGTGCTGCAGCCCCAGGCGGCTCCAACCATCCTGCCATACAGCTTTACCGGGAAAATCGAAACCCTGGCCCACCTGTACCGCAGATGGTATTCCGGGCCGCAGGAAAAAGATGTATTAGTGGCGGCTACCGATGGGAAGCTGTACTACCTGACCAGCACGATGAGTAACTGGGCGCAGCTCCCTTTCCCTTCCGGTGTGAGTTCTTACCAGTCCAATGTGTGGAGCTGGGTATCCTATGAGGTTAACCCGGAGGGGAGCACGGCCAGCGTGGATGTGCTCCTGCTGAGCAACGCCCAGGACGGGATGATTATGGTGCGTGGGGATAACTTCACCGTCAGCAAGGTGAACACCCCGAAAAAATTCGGCGTGATCGAGCGGTACGCGGAACGGATCTGGGGTGGGGCCATCCCGGATGATCCGGACATGCTGGTTTACTCCGCGCCCTACGATCCGACCAACTGGGAAGCAGACCCGGACATCCCGGAGGACGGGGCTGGGGATATTAACCAGCCGAGCTGGGACGGGGACAGCTTTACCGCGCTGCGGGCCTTCGGCAGCCAGATGATCGCCTTCAAGAAACACCGCGTCTGGCGCGTACTCGGAACCGATCCGGGCGAGTACGTTTTCAAGGAACAGTTCGGCGGCGGCACTCCGTACTACAATACTGTAGCGGTGGACACAGAACGGATCTTTATGGCAGAGAAGGACGGGCTGGCGGTCTATGACGGGCTGGCTGTGAATCCGCTGTTCCGACAGGAACTGGAGGATCTGTGGAGGACGCTGAACCCGGACGCGATGGATCAGATGTGCGCGGCGCTTTTCCGGCAACGGTACTATCTGGCGTTTCCTGTCGGGGAATCCACGGTGAACAACGCCCTGCTGATATACAACACTGCGGATGGCACCCTGCTGTATAACGAGGGGATCAGCATCGAGAGTTTCCTGGCCACGGAGGGCACGCTGTACGCGACTTCCTCCACGCTTCCGGGGAAGGTGCTGCAGATCAACTGGGATAGCTGGGTGACCGGCGAAGCCAGCGGCGAGGCTACCCGGTGGGTGACCCCGTGGATGACATTCAACCGGCAGGACATCAAAAAAGGCGGCTTCGAGATCTATTTCCAGCCGGAGGTGCAGGACAGCCCTGTTACACTGAGTTTCTCCATTCAGACGGAGAAGAAGGTCAAAACGAAAAAATATACCGTCCAGCCGCTGACCGTCATCGAGAAGAATAACAACAAAAATTACAAGATGAAGCGGCTGCATTTCGGCGGCTCCGGCAGACGGTTCCGGATGATCATCGAGACGACGGCGGGGAACACGGCTCCCTGGCGGCTGATCGGCGGGGTGCAGATCCGGGCCGAGACTGATCCGGATTAAGGAGGGATACAATGGCAAACGCAAATGCCAGTATCCAGCAGCATGAGCCGCTTCGAGTTCCTGCCGGATGGGG